AGCGAGGTAATCAGCGGCAGGATCGCGGTGATGACCGCGCTGAGGACCGGACCCATGATGCCGACAAGCTGAACGATGACCGGCAACAGTGTCGTAATGAGCCCACTGATCAAGGTGACCAGAATCCCGCTCATCTCCGTGATGTTCGGCATGATCGCCGTCAGCGCCGAGCCCAGCGCGCCACCAATCGTGACAGCTAGGCCAACGAACGCATCCACTAACTGCGGGAGCATCGGGCCGATCGCCTTGAAGATCAGCGACAATGGCGAGAACGCCTGCCAAAGATCAAGCAGTTGCGGAATGAGATCTTTGAATACGGGCGCGAGAGTTGCGAAAGCCGGAGCGATCGAAGTCTTGAAGAAATCAATCAGCGGCTGGAAGAAACCCATAAACCCGGCAACAGCAGCAGGAGTTTCCCCACCCGAGAGCATCGCTGCGAGCCCTTGGAACGCGGGGACCACGGAACGGTTCAGGAATCCAACGACCGTCGTTGCGATCGGCAGGAAGATTTGACCGAACGTGGTTGAAAGGTTCGTCATGCCAGCGGACAGGATGCGCTGCTGGTTAGCGAGCCCCTCAGAGGTTTTTGCGAAGTCACCTTGCTGAATACCCGTCTGAGCCATGATCTCAGCCTGAGCAGCAAGCACCTTCTGCTGCTGTGTGAGAGCACCCGTACCGGAGTAGATACCCATCTCGGTAGCACGCGCCTTGAGGGCCGCGTCATCGAGAAGGATGCCGTACTGGCGGAGCGGTTCGGACTCACCGCGGAGACCAGCACCGAGCGCCTGAATGGCAGACTCGGGGGTCGTGTTGTTGAACGAAGCAAGGTCAGCAGCGAGGGTGATGAAGTCGGTTGAGAACCCTGCAAGGTCTTCCCCGCCAAGCCCAGCCGCTTTACCGAACACACCGAACACACGCGCCGCATCAAGAGTCTGATTTGTAGACTGGCCGAGAGACGCAGCAGACCCTGCCGCGAACTTCTGAATCGTCGCATCAGCGTCACCGAAGACAGCAGTGATAGCTGTCCCCGCTTCAGCAAGGTCGGACGCATTGCCGATTGAATCCTTGATGATCCGGCCAATACCGAGCGTCGCAAACGCGGCAGCCAGTGGCCCAGCCAGTTTCCCAACCGAGCCGAGCACACCAGAGTTGATGCCCTTGCCAGCCGCACGACCGGCGCCAGGGCCTGCCGCGCTGAACTCCTTGGAGAGCTTAGACTTTAATCCCTTAGTCGACGGGATGATATCAACGTAGGCCGCATATAGTGACGACATGGCGTCCTCCCTTGAGATTGAGTGAATAATCTCGCGGGAGAACGAGCCATGCTATTGCGGGCGAAGGATGGCGCGAACGTCCTCAATGGACCTGCGAACCGTTTTCTTCCCGCCAATCTTGTTCTTCGTGTCAGGCCACGGGCGCGGCATCGGTTTAGGCCGATGCTTGGACGCCGCAGCATGAGCAAGGTCAAACGACTGCGCGGCGATGATCCACTCACGCGAAACCGGATGATCCCAGCCCGCTACAGCCGCTTGCAGCCGCGAGTTAGTGTCGGCCATGAGCATGCGCACGAGCATGCAGACTTCCGAGAGCGGCATGTCGTCAACAGACGTGTGCCAGATCGCCCGAAAGTCTGCGCGCAGCTCGGCCTCATACTTCCGAGCTACTCCTCGGAGCTGGGCGATTCCCCCGACTCAACTCCCGCCCATGCGCGGAAAAGTTTGCCGAGGTCGCCGAGGCCCATCGACCTGATGCCTGCCTCGGTGGCCTTGTTGGCGCGACCGAAGAGAATCTTCTTTGCGGCGGCAAGTTGCTCGCCAGCATCGCCAGACATAGCGTCTGCGACTTCATCGACATCGCCGAACGAGAGGCCGGGAAGAGTATAGGGCTTGTCATCGATCGTAAAAGAATAGGGTTTTGCTGAACTGAATGAGTCAACCATTTTGTGCCTTTCGAGAGAGGGGTTTGGGAGAGGTTGATTGAGCAGTGGCCACAGGCTCTCCCGATCCTGTGGCCACTGGTATTGGGGTTACGCCCTGGTGTATGCGAACGAGTTCGATACGCCGGTCGGGTTCGTGACCGTGATCGGAGCCGAACCAGCAGTACCAGCAGGAACGATTGCGTAGATGGTCGAGTCGTCATCGACCGTGTACGAGGTCGCGTTGACGCCGCCAATCTTGACACCGGTGACACCGGCAACGAGGGTGAAGTAGCGACCACTGATCTTCAGCAGACCGCCAACAGCAAGACCCGAAGGAGTGGCAGAGGTGACAACCGCAGCCAGCGGAGTCGCGATGGAGCTGTACCACTTCTTCACCGAACCCGCGAGAGTCTCGTTGTAGTTCGCCTCGATAGTGACCTCGTAGCCAATCGGCGCACCATTCTGGTACACCTGATCGCCAACCTCAGTGATCTGCGCCTCCGGAGCATACGAGCGGATAACTTCGTTACCGTCGATAACATCGATCACGAGGGACAGCAGCGGGCGTTCTTTCGTCGGGTCGATGACGATTGAGCCATCCGTGCCGACAGTGCCGTTGTAATACATGGCTACGATGTCGGCGGAAGTCTGAATAAGAACCAGCTTCCACGAAACTGTTCCCTCGGTGATGGTCGTGCGAACGACTTTCGCTTTCTGCCATGCCCGGATCTTCTCGGACGATACAGAGGTCGTTTCGGTGACACCATCCTCGGACACATAACCATAATCGGTGTGTGTGCCGGTCAGGCTAGAAATTGCGGACGTGGGAGCTGTGGCGCCAAAGGCACCAACTGCGACAACACCATCTACCGCAACGCGGACTTCATCAATAACTTTTCCCATGACTGGGTTCCTCCTTGGGGCGAGACGCAGGTGCGTCGGTTAACCAGCGGGAGCGCTGGGGGGAATTTGGATTAGTAGTCGCTGCCTCTGGCAGAAACTCTCAGGGTAAAAAACATGTGCACGAGCTCGGTACTGCCGACCACGTATTTTGGGTCGTCGGCCACCTGATAGGGCCCAGAGAACGAATCGGTCGCAGTAATCGGCTGACCATCAGGGCATGACCTGAGCACGGCCATGCACGTCAGCGCCAACAGTTCAGCGTCCGCCTGTGCAGCCCACACGTTGATCCCGTAACGGCGGCGAGTCTGCACACCATCATCAGGGCCGGAATCATCCCTAACGGTGACCATGCGGGCAGTATGAGTCGCCGGTAGTTCAGGGCCAACAGTGACGCCCGACGCAAACGAGGACGCAGAAGCTGTGAGGGCGGTACGCAGGATCGCGCAGAGTTTGCCGGTAGTTGGAGGGAAGATGATATTCAAGTCCCAGCACCCCCTAGAGCGCGTGCGAGAGTGCCACGCTTAGCCTCCACTGCCATGCCGATGCCAGGGGCAGCACCAACCTGCACGTGGGTGCGGTCCTTCGTCTCGAACGTCTGCATTTCCAGCGTTGCGACATAGACCGGGTTAGGGTCCGACTTAGCCCCCGCTAGAACCTGCTCACCGATACCCTCAAGGACCGCTGTGATCTCGGGCGACTTGAGCATTTCGGTGAGGGATGAAATCTGCCTAAACTTGGTAGCCATCAGCTCCCCTTCTTGAGGTTCACAACGACACCGTTACGCCACCCGGCAACATCACCGTCGACCGCCCACGTCACACCGCGAACAATCACACTGTCGGACGACAGCACGACGACCTGAAAACGGTTGTAAATGGTGACGCCCGTGATGACTGTCTGCCCATAGTTCAGGGTCGACTCGGTAGACGATCGCGGGGCAACCTTCCACCCCGGCGAGATGATCTCAACGTCAGGGCCGAGGATCGGGTAGCCGCCCGCGTCATACTCGCCAGTCGGCGCACCAGCACGAACCAACGTCACAGACTCGACAATTGCGGGCTTCACAGGACCACAGGCGCGAACGGTGAAGTAGAGGGGATCATGCCAATACTGAACCCACGGCCAGCAGTCAACCCGCGCAGCTTCCCCACCTCGTCAGCAGTCAGCGCGAGAGTGCCCGGAGTGTCACCGCCGAACGTGCGCTGCTCAGAGAAAGGCCCCTCGCCAGTACTCATTGACCGAGTACCGTCAGGGTTGCGGAACACGCGGGTGACCATAGCCACCACAACATCGACCGCATTCTCCAGCAAGTCAACCTCGGCAGCCGTGATGCGAGCCTGAATCCCCGGAATACGGAAACGAATCTCGCGCTCAGCCTTTTCAATCCACTTATTGACAAGCTGGCTGTCTGTCGGCTCGTCATCGCCAATCCATGCGTCTAGAACATCTTGTGCAACGGTCCAAGCCATGCGACACCTCCCGGGTGAACGCGGAAGGGCGAGCCCGAAGACCCGCCCTTCCGCCACTTGATTACTTCTCGGTTACCGTCTGCTCGCCGGTGTCGAGGTTGCGATTCACGATGACGACCGTCCCATCAGGGCGGGTCGACTCGAACTTCTCGCGACGCTCGCCCGTGGACTCGACGACGGGAGAATCGACGCGCGACTCTCCCTCCTTCGCGCTCGGCACGCCTTTAGGCATTGAGCACACCAGTCAAGCGTCCGCCAGCTTTTCCGCCGAACACAGCAACACCGGTGTAGAACTCAATGCGAGTACGGTAGGCGGGCTTAGTTTCGAGCTCGCCCAGGTCGTAGACCTGCACGCCACCGTTAGTGAGTCCAGTAACAGCCTGGTCGCCCTCGGACTCACCGAACTTCACCGCGTAGATGGAAGAAGCATTTGTTGAGGTGCCCTGCGTTTCCGTCTGAGGCATGATCGAAGCACCCGCAGCAGTCGCACCGGCGTCGAGAATCGGGATGCCGTTCCAAACAACCTGACGCTTACCGTTGACATCCTTCTCAACGAAAACGTCGGCGGAGATGTGACGCGCAGCCGACTTGATCTTGCCGATGATGCTGGCATTGGCGTACAGGGCACCGTTGGAACCGTCAAGGCCGGAGACGGATGCCACGAGCTCATCGAGCTTGTCGAAGAACGCGTGGATCGTGGTTGTGCTCGTGAGAATCGCAGCACCGTTCGTCGCGCTGGAAATGACCTGCGCACCTGTGAGGCGCTTCTTGAGCCCGTCGAACGAGAGCGCGTCAACAGCAGTGTCACCGTTGAAGAACGTGTCCTGGAACTGGTAAGACAGCGACTTGACCTTGAGCGCGGTCTGCACCGCACGCTGGTCGTTCACGTCGCCGCGAGTCTGAACGATGAACTTGTCAACGTCAGCATCACCACCGGTGATGACCAGCGACTCAGACTTCTGGTTGACAGTACCCGTCGATTCGGTGTAGCTGCCATTGACAGCACGGAACGCGACACCGGGAAGGGTTGCTTCCTCGTTGTACGCGTAAGCGTTGCCCTGAATGGTCATGAAGGGGATACGGTCCAGCACGGCGCTGGACTGAATGAACGTTTCGAGAACGCCCTTCTGAAGGTAAGACTGCGAAAGTTTCGCAGCCTCAGTGAGAGTTGTAGCCATGAGCTATTCCTATTCTTGTGCGTAGCCAGCACGGAGTGACCCCATGCCGGGGGAAATGTTGTCTTGCTTGCCGAGCGCCGGGATGCCGCCTTCGTCAG